GAGGTAAAGGGGGTATAAAAAATAAAGAAATAACTTTTGGCCAATTAGTGGATTTGCTATCTACTCCAGAAAAGCTTGCGGTTAGGGTTGATAACGAGAAAGAGTTTAATGCTTTGATGAAATATTATGATTCGTTGGGATACGTATGGTGTGATGGCGGCGAGAAAGCAACAGATATAAAATATGATTATTGGACTGAGAAGCCTTTTGGTTTTGCATTCAAAAATGACTTTTACGGGATAGGAGGAAACTATTCGGATTATTACCAAATAATCCATTTTACCGACTTCGCAAAGGATAAGGGAATTAGAGTACCTTTAATGGTAAGTGAAGATGGTGTAGAGCTTTTTGAGGGAGATGAATTTACTTTAGCCGTAGGATTTAATAATAAATATTTTAGGTATGGTAGATTTAAGCTAGGGGAATATAAAGAACCTGAATCAGATATTATTATTAAAAAATTTCACGATGATGAAAAAGCCCTCGATTGGATTGAAGCGCAAAAGCCGAAAGAAATCATTTTGGATTTGGTAGGTTTAACGGCAACGGTTAAGTTAGATGGAGTAATTTTTAACGACTGCACAAATAGTTTATCTCGTAAGTATATTAAGGCTATTTACAAAGCAATGGAGGATATGAATTAATGGCAAGAATTAAAGGAGCTTTTAACTACACAAAAGATCAGGTTAACTTTGTTAAAAACAATTGGCTTTCTATGTCTGATGAAAAGCTTTCCAAAGAAACAGGTATTCCAGTTACAAGCGTTCAGAGGTGTAGGACTAGGTACGGACTAAAAAGGTATAGATATTCAATAAGAGATAACGCAACAAAAGCATTTATATGCGAAATGTTTGTTATGCAAATCCCTATAAAAGAAATTTGCGGAATAGTAGGTAAAAGTAACTATTTGGTAACTCACGCTATTAGTGGCTACTTCGCTAAGCCATTAAATGACGATAGGTTTATATTGACTTTACCTAGCTCAGTATGAAGGTCGAAATCGGATCACTTAACCCTGGTGATAAATATGGCAAGAGATCGCAGTACACCGTCCGAAAGATTACCGAGGCTGGCGTTCATTGGGTTAGGGATGATGGAGATTCCGGTAAGTGGTTGGGGGTAAATAGGAATTTAAAATTTAAGGTAAATAAAAACAATGAAAATACTTAACCTTTACGCGTGTTTAGGTGGCAACAGGTACAAATGGGGCGATGAACATGAAATAACAGCTGTTGAATTAGATCCAGAACTAGCAAGGATGTATCAAGAACGATTCCCTAATGATACCGTTATAGTTGCAGATGCTCATCAATATCTTTTAGATCATTACAAGGAGTTTGATTTTATTTGGAGTTCACCTCCTTGTCCTAGTCATAGCAGAATGAGAAAAACCAATACAGGTGATGGTGAAAGAAAGTCTAAAGCTAGTTATCCAGACATGAAGCTGTATCAAGAAATAATATTTTTAGATAATTTTTTTGATGGAAAATATGTAGTGGAAAATGTAATACCTTATTATGCACCATTAATATCTGCGAAAGAAAGGGGTAGACATCTTTATTGGACAAATTTTAATCTACCCACTGATTTGGGTGATAGAAGAGCAAAGTCTTTTATACATTCTACAGCCAATAAGTTGTTGTCATTTCATGATTTAGATGAGAAATGGTTTAACAGCTATAAAGGCGATCAGCGAAAAGATAAAATAGCTAGAAACCTAGTAGACTACGAAGCCGGTAAAACAATTTTAGATACAGCTATGGGAGTTATAAAATCAAATAATGTTAATCAATCACAGCTATTCTAACATGCCCGAACACGCACCAAACAGAAAACTGCTTATCCGCTTATTCGGCCTTGAATGGATAAGGCAAAGAGATCAAAGGATGATTAAACCAAATACACAATTAAAATTAGAAATATGAGATTAAAATGTAGATTAATAGGTCATGATGTAAGCGATGACTATACAGAAAGCGGACATTGTATATGTAAGCATTGCAATTCACATTCTTATTATAATTACGAAGAAGATAAATGGAATGAAACCCCATTATTGCTAATACCGAAATCTATCTTCATAAGATTAAAGAGAAAATATATAGATTGGAAAACTAGAGACGAATTACCATTTTAATTAAACACGGCCAAATGTCGATGTTTTGATTGGAATGGCGGGTTGAAAAATATCCGCTATTTTATTTTGTTATTATAATTAATTACTTTATATTTGAATATGGAAACACTTTTAAAGTTAAAAATAAAAGAATCTGGATTTAAGCATAAGCATCTGGCGGAAAAAATAGGCGTTGCTCCAAATTATTTTTATATGTGTATGAAAGGAATTCGAGATTTATCTCAAGACAAACAATCTAAGCTTAAGGAACTCCTTAAGTAATTTTTATGCTAAAAACTGTTTATAAAATAATAACAATAATGGAAGGTTACTGGGAAGTTTATGTTTTGTATTCTGGCAAAAAGCCGGTTTACGTAGGTTGTTCTGAAAACTTAGAGAAAAGGATTTCTCAACATAAGAAAGATAAAATTTTTGATTCTTATAGGGTTTTTTACATGTCAGGAAGTAAACAGGCTGCATTAAGATGCGAAAGATTTATAACGGATTTTGTGATAGACAATTATGATCACTTAATATATAATAAACAAAAGAGATCATTTATACAAAACGGTCAATTAATCTTTATAAACAATGGCTAAAGAGCTTCCATACTTTAAATTTTACGTTAACGATTGGATTAACGGAGATATAACATTAGAGACTTTTGAGCTTCAGGGTTTGTTCATAAATATTTGCGGATACTACTGGAGCAAGGATTGCGAACTAACTTTAAGCAATCTTTCAAAGAAATTCAGAGAAAATAAAGATCAAATTAACCAATTAGTAGAGTGCGGAGTTATAAAAGTTGATGATGGTAAAATTCGTATATCATTTCTTAATGAACAGTTGCAAAGCAAAGAGGTTCAGATAATTACGAATAGAAGAAACGGTGCTTTAGGTGGTCGTCCAAGAAAGGAAGAAACCGAAGAAAAACCGAATGGGTTAATTTTCGCTAACCGAAACGAAACCGAAAGCATAACCCAAATGAAAGCGAACGATAACCCAAACATAACCAATATAGAGAAGAGTAAAGTAAATAATACTAATAGTATATTGTTGTCTGCTAAGGCAGACCTAACAAAATCTTTTTTGGATAGAAGAGAAAAGTTTAAGGAAAGCATTTCGCCTTTCGTAAACAAGTACGGAAAAGAGACCTGTAATGAATTTTTTAAGTACTGGACAGAGCCTAACAAATCAAAAACTAAAATGGCTTTCGAGATACAGAAAACGTGGGATGTTGCAAGGCGATTGGAAAGATGGGCTAGAAATGATTTCAACAAAGACAAAACCGTTAAAGGATACTCACCTCAAATTACAAACTAATGATTAAGAAATTCCAAAATATAGAATCATCATTAAATGAAATGAGGATGAAAGGAAATCCGAGGGGTGAGGATACCGGATTTAAATGCCTTGATGAAATATTTTCTTTAAAGCAAGGAAGTTACACATTCATATTAGCCGCTCCCCATCATGGTAAATCCGAACTTAGTTTCGAAATCGTATTTAACCAAGCTGAAAAATTCGGAAAGAGATCATTAATATATTCACCAGAAACAGGAAGTGTAGAAGATATCTATGCAGAATTCATCCATAAGTTTACAGGTAAGCCATTTTATAAATCAATTCCAGGCAGCGTTGATGATAAGGAATACTACAAAGCCATAAACTATATCGATCAAATGTTTTCTGTTGTAGATAGCGATGAAAAGTCATATTCATTTGGCGAACTTTCCGATCTTGTAAAAGATGAGCAGGTAATCCTTTCAGATCCATATAATGAAATGAGGCATGACATGAGCAAGTACGGACAAAGACAGGATTTATACATTGAGGATCTTTGCGGAGAAATTAGGCGTTATTGCAAAAAGAATAAAAAGCACGTAATCCAAACGCTTCACCCAGCAAGCCAATTAAAAATAGCGGGTAAAGATTTAGGAGGCAGAACAATTCAATACTATCCAATGCCAAGCGCAAGAGAGGCTGCAGGTGGTCAGGCTTTGTTCAGAAAGGCAATGACTTGGATTAATATGTGGAGGCCGCCAGTAAATATGGGTAACGAATTTGGCCAACCATATTTAGAAAACGAGGTTTTAATACAAGTAGAAAAGGCCAAACCTAAAGGAGTTGCTAAGCGTGGAGTAACTTCATTGTATTTCGATTGGAAGAAGAACAGGTATTACGAGGGGTCAAACCAATACGCATTTGAGCACGAAAAAATAAACAACAACGCATCCGCAGGAATGATGCCAAACGAAAATTTTAATATTACTCCAGAGGATATAAAAAAAGTTTACGAAGATGATGACAACAACCCATTCTAAACCAGATTTTAAGATACTTGCAGAACAATATGAAATTGAGATTGAGGGATGGCATTTATTCTACGAAAGTTTTATCGAATATGATAACGCTTTAATAGTTGCTAATGGAATTTTATTCACAATGCTAAGTGAAGTATTAAAAGCAGAGATAAAGTCGCCCACAAGCGATAAAATTAAGTTATCAAAGGAAAGGGTAATGAATATGTTTTCCGTTATTGAAAAATTAGAGGGATTAAGTAATCGATGTAATAATCTTCAGATTAAATTAAAGCGATCGGTAAATAAACAATTGATTACCGAAAAGGAAAACGAAGAACTTAAAGCAGAGATATTGGCACTTAAAGCAACATTCGATGAGTAGATTAAGTATGTTATCAAGGGATGGTAGTTATTTAAGAACTTCTTTTAAATCAAAAGGGAAAATATGGAAGCTTATTGGGACTGAATCCGGTGAGTCATTTTGGAACACTGTAGATACTTTTAAATCAGAGGATGGTAATTATCAGAATGTCATTAGAAAACAAATATTAGAATTATGTCAAACAAAGAAAATAGAACCCATAGATGAAAAATAAATTAGAACTTTACAGACAGGACATATCCCTACCAAAAGAGGGTGAAATAAATTCGATTGAATTTCAATCATTAGGATTTTTATTTGAAGTATCTATTAAGAATATTGATTTGCTTATCGATGATAAATATAAATTAGTAAATATTAGGATAAAGTGTAATAAATCAATAACAGCATCATTGGATGTTAGAATCGATCAGCTTTTAGGATATCCATTAAAGACAGAATTTTGGTTAATGAAAAGATTATTTTCAAATAGTCAAGCTTTAAACTTAATTGAAAGTATCGATGAGTAAACAGATAACCGCCCTACAAGTATTGGGCATGATGGATAAGATCCACCGAGAGAACAAAGCCCCATCCATGAACCCAAACTACATCACTGCAACCAAGTTCAAGGAAACAAAGGCAAATGATATCGAAAAGGCAATAGAGAAGTTCGCGACTATAGTAGGATTCCTGGCAGAGCGCACAAAAACACAAGGCAGGTTAATGGCGGCAACTTACAAGGATACTGCTATGGGTAGACTGCAGACTAGCAAGGAAAAGTTCGTAACTTCAACAAGCCGAAAGGGGTCATCTGATATGAAGCTTTTGATTCAAGGAACTCCGATATATTGTGAAATTAAGTTCGGAAAGGATAAACAAAGGCCAGACCAGGTTAAATACCAACAAGATGTTGAGCGAAACGGAGGTGTTTATATTATCGTTAAAACATTCGAGGAATTAATGGTTTGGTATTCGAATAGGTATGGTAGGCCGGAACAGGTACAAGAAGCAATCAATCGTTTAAATAACAAATAAATAAAATGGAAAAGAAAGATTTAATTTGGCTAGCATCGAAAGCATTCGATAAAAAATGGGATTACGAAACTTTAAAATATGCAGATGATCTTTATGGTAAAGAGAGTTTAGTTGATGATGTTTGGGAATATGTAGAGGAATTAGAAAGTATTGGCACTATTGCTTTTTACGAAAAATACAAGGAATTCAAACTTTACTAACAAACCAATCAACAGACTAAAAAAAGGGGTGATATGAAAATGATAAAACTACATAACTGCGATAACATAGAATTGATGAAGACATTACCAGACGAAAGCATTGATGTGATCTGTATTGATCCGCCTTATTTGTACCTTAAAAATCAAAAGCTTGAGCGTGTGTTTGATGAGCCATTATTCTTTAGAGAATGCAAAAGGCTGCTTACTAAAAATGGTTTTATTGTAATGTTTGGACGTGGTATTTCTTTTTACAGGTGGAATACTTTACTAGCCGATTTGGACTTCACTTTTAAGGAGGAAATCGTTTGGGATAAAAAACAAGCTTCAAGTCCATTAATGGTTTTGTCTAGAGTACATGAAACGGTTTCTATTTTTTGTAAAGGAGAAGCTGCAATTAATAAGGTAAAAATTCCATATCTGGAAATGAGAAATGGTAACGTTGATGCAATCATACAAGATATAAAAAGGCTTAAATCTGTCCTTAACAATCCAAAATCGCTAAATGCTGTTTTGTCATTTCTTGAAAACAACAATTTAGGATACTCAGATAAATATCAAGGGAAAAATAAGATTAATGGAGTAACCAAAGATAGAGATAGGTCTATAACTTGTATAAACCAGATCGCTACAGGAATGAGCGAAAAATCTATAATTCGTACCGATAGGGTTTATCAAGAAAAATTTACTAAACATTCCGTTACATCTGACAAAAGAGAAAGAGGCGATAGATGTGCTGACACTTGTCAGTCTATGGAATTTGGGCTCACAGAGAAGAGTATAATTCAAAATTTACGTGATCATTACACCTCAATACACCCAACACAAAAACCTGTACGCCTAATCGAGCGACTTTTAGCTTTAGTAATCCCAAATAAACCGCGAAACGAAATTGTAGTAGCTGATTTTTTTGGAGGATCTATGTCAACAATGGAGGCAGTTCATAATATGCGGATGCAAGGAATAGCCACTGAAATTGATGAAGAATACTTTCTAGCAGGTAAAGAAAGAATCGAGTCATTACAGCCTGTTCAACAAAAATTACCTATCTAATTTGTTACAAAACCGTATTGAATTAAAAGGTAGATTTGGGGTATGATACAATCAAGTGAATTAAGGATAGGGAATATGGTAAAAATTCATGGACATAAAGGATTTTCTAAAATTCACACAATCGGAATTGCAACTCAATGTAATTATGTTAGAGTAAATTACGTTGATGAAGAAAATAACGATAGAATATCTAATGGGTATTGTGATGAGTTGATTCATGGCATCCCCCTTTCAGAAGAAATGCTTTTGAAGTGTGGGTTTGAGAAAATATCTAATGTAAGATTTACACATTCAGAGTTAAAGGGTTATAATTTATCTTTCGGTAAGTATTGCTATATTTCTTATGTAGATAATGGATTTAAATATCTCCACCAACTACAAAACATATACTTCGCATTAACAGGCCAAGAACTTAACACATCGGGATTATGAAAACGATTATTGAACTTATAAACGAAAGACTGATTACTGAAAAAGATGGATATACAGAAGGTAGAGTAAGCCTTGATGTAATTGTGGATATTGCAAAGATTTATTCAAAAGAAAATCTTATTTTTTTAAGGCATGGCATTAACGAGGACAGAAAATATTCAATAAGAAAAGAAGGAGAATCAGAAAATATTCAAGATGAATTTTTTTGTAAAGGAAAATCAAGGGGGCTTCAAAGGGCTATAGATTTATTAGATATTGTTAATAGTCAAATTTAACCAAATGATAAAGATAGAGTTTAAAGAGGCGCATGGAATGATACCATGTACAGATATATATCAGTTTGTTAAAGTTAAAACTATATATTTTCCAATGATGACACCATTTTATGCAAACAATGTAGAATCAGTTTCATTCGGTTGTCCATCTGAATTAGTACCATCACGCTCCGAAATCCTAACACAACTCGGAATAACAGAACAGGAAGATGAACTTTTCCAGCAGCAATATAAAAATGTTTAGTATATTTGAACTACATGGAACTTAACAAAGTTGACAATCATAAAAAAGAATTACTTGAAGCTCTTAAAAAAAGCAAGGGAATTGTTTCATCTGCTTGTGAATCAGTTGGTTTAAGTAGAACTACGTTTTATAACTATGTTAATGAAGATGAGTATTTTGCCTTAGCTGTTGATGAGGTTAACGAAGCGGCAATCGACTTTGTTGAATCTAAATTGATGGAAAAGATTAACGGCATTACAATGCTCGGCAAATCTGGAGGTGATGAAGAAGATCCAACCTATACGTTACCTCCTAGTGATACCGCTATTATTTTCTACTTAAAGACTAAGGGGAAAAAACGTGGGTATGTTGAACGTTCTGAAATCGATCACACCACTAAAGGCGAATCATTCAATATTAAAGAGGTAGTAAAATTTACTTAATCATTCTTTATGATTGAGATTAATAAAAAATATTCAACTCTATTTTCTGGAGATACAAGATATTACATCATAATAGGCGGCAGAGGTTCTGGAAAATCCTTTGCCGTTTCTTCGTTTCTATCACTATTATCATTCGAGGAAAAGCAAAGAATACTTTATACAAGGCAGACCATGACATCTGCACATCTCTCTATTATTCCAGAATTTACCGATAAGATCGAAAGGATGGGTGCGGATGATAATTTCGCCGTAAACAAAACTGAAATAACCAATAAAAAATCTGGTAGCGAAATATTATTCAAGGGTATACAGTCTAGCTCTGGAAGTAATACGGCAAACCTTAAATCGTTATCAGACGTTTCAACATGGGTAATAGACGAAGCTGAAGAATTAATTGATGAAACGGTATTCGATAAAATTAATCTATCAATCAGAACAAAGGGCGTTCAAAATAGAGTTATTATAGTTCTTAACCCAGCTAAAAAAACGCATTGGATTTATAAGCGTTTCTTTGAAGCTAATAAAGTTAATAGTGGATTTAATGGCATTAAAGACGATGTAACTTATATCCATACCACTTACCTAGATAACATTGATAATTTAGATCAAACTTTTATCGATGAAATGAGCCGTTTAAAGGCTTTAAATATTAAAAAGTATAATCATATTGCTTTAGGCGAATGGGCTTCTGTAAACGAAGAAGAAGCCCTATGGAGGCAAGAAATAATAGAATCAACAAGAGTAGAAGAAGCTCCACCATTAAAAAGAATTGTAATTGCAATAGATCCCGCTGTTACCTCCAAAGATACGTCTGATGAAACCGGTATTGTCGCTGCTGGAATTGGTTTTGATGATGAAATGTATGTACTTGAAGATAAAAGCGGAATATACACACCTACTGATTGGTGTAAAACTGCCGTAATGCTTTACAATAAATGGCGAGCCGATAGAATAATTGGCGAGGTAAATAACGGTGGAGATTTGATTGAAACAGTATTAAGAACGATTGATAAAAATATTCCCTACAAAGGCGTTCACGCAACACGGGATAAGTTTACAAGAGCCGAACCAATAGCGGCGTTATACGAACAAGGTAAAGCGCATCATGTAGGTAGATTACTTGAATTGGAATACGAGCAAACATCATGGGAAGCTAAGAAAGGCGATAAGTCGCCAAACAGAATTGATGCTTTGGTTTGGGCTGGAACTGAATTGCAAGTAGCTAAAGACTTTTTTACTTTTTAAACTACAAAACGCTATATTTGATTGTAACAATCCAATTACATATCTTTGGTATCAATTATGGCATTAAACTTTAACACGTTGCGAACTTCATTGGCTTTGGCTATTATACCAAAACGCAGCACATCGGAGGCGTTGACAAACGTTTTTAATCAGGCTTTCTTTGCTTATGTTGGTGCTGGATTGACTAGGTATGACAGTAAGGCGCAAACCTATATCGATAAGGGTTATAACGAAAACAGCGATGTTTACTCTGTAGTTAGCCAGATAGCAAGGAAGTTCGCAAGTGTGCCAGGTATATTGAATGAGGTTAAGGATAAGAAGTCGTTAAAGTCGTATCAGAAATTATATACAAAGTCGCTTAGCCCACAAGAATATACCAAAAAGCAATTACTTCAAACTAAAGCACTAGATAATGAGGAAATTGATGATCCAATTAGTAGGCCTAATTGGTATCAATCAGAAACAGAATACAAGGAGCTTTGGGAAACATTCATGCTGTTAACGGGTAACGCTTACCAATGGATGTTACGGGTGAAGGATGGTCCAAATACCGGGAAGCCTATCGCTCGTTTCCTTTTGCCATCTCACATGGTTCAAATTGTGTTAAAAGAGAACGCAAGCCTTGAAACTTTGGATAGTCCGATTAGCCATTACATTTTAACCTTTGGAAGTAGCTTTATTCGATTTGAAGCTGAAGATATTATACACTCTAAATTTCCAAATCCTAATTACGATCTACAGGGATCGCATCTTTATGGACAAAGCCCTTTGAGGTCTGTTCTTATTGATATGCAGATCCAAAACGTAACTAAGGACAATTCTGCTAAGTCTATGAAGTCGGGCGGTTCTTACGGGTTTATTCACGCTAAGGACGGGCAAACTCCATTAACGCCAGATCAAGCGAACGACCTGAAGTCACGCCTTATCGAAATGAGGGCAAGCGAGGAAAGTTTAGGCCGTATTGCTGGAGCATCTGCACCATTAGGTTTTACGCAAATAAGTGTAGATACTGACAAGTTGATGCCTTTCGATTATCTTAAATCAAGCCAGAAAGCTATTTGTAATAATCTTGGATGGTCTGATAAGTTATTGAACAATGACGAGGGCGCAAAATACGATAACCTTAACGGAGCCTGGAAAATGTCGATATCAAACCGAATTGCTCCAGATCTAAAGATTTATGAGGATGGACTGAATGATCGTTACTACCCTTTATTCAAAGATTTAGGTAAAGTGCATTTAACATTCGATATTTCTGAATTACCGGAAATGCAGCCAGATATGAAGTCGCTTGTAGAATGGCTTACTTTAGCTTTAAAAACGGGGGCTGTAAATCCAAGAGAGGTAAGAGTTGCATTACGCTATAGCGATATTGATACGCCTGAAATGAATACGTTTTTTATTGAACAGGGTTTAATTCCACTTAGTGATGCTATTATTCCAAATTTAGGTTTAGAGTAATGAATGAAGAACAATACTTAACTATATGGTTACGCTGGCATAGGCAATATGAAACGATGGCTTTTAAGGTTATGAAGCAAGCTATTATCGAAACTGCTAATCGAATACCATTAGATAATTTAAACTACACTAATTACAAGGCTGTTATTCCATTGAATATTCAATCTTCAAAGATTGAAAAGGCTTATTTCGATATTTACGAAACGATAGGATTAATTCATGGCAATAGAATTGGTCGGGGAATTAACCGGGATGTAAAGAATTTCTTAAAGCCTTTGTTTAATGCCGTATTCCAAAATAATATTATTGATTGGGTTCGAGAAAATTGCGGACTAAGAATTGTATCTGTTACTAATACAATATCTAAAACTTTAATTTCATTAGTTGAAAAAGCTTTAGCTGATAATCTCACTTTAGAGCAAATGCAAAAGTTTATAAGGGATAGAATAGATGTTGGATTGAGTAGATATGAAGTATTACGAATCGTTATAACCGAAACTACAAATGCAGCTAACCATGCAGCCTTAGTCAGTGGCGAAACATCTGAAATAGTATTGGTTAAGCAATGGGTTTCTACAAAAGACAGCAGGACTAGAAGAAAGCCAAAAGATGAATGGTCGCATATTGCCATGAATGGAGTTAAAGTAGAGCAATACGAAAAGTTCAGAATGGTAAGCACTAAAGGAGAAGTTAACGAAATTGATTATCCATGCGCTCCAGGTTCTAGTGCAGGAAATTGCATTAATTGTAGGTGTAGTGTTGCTTTAGTCCCTAAAAGAGATAATGGGGGTTTTGTGATTAGGAGGTAACAAAAAAGCCGACAGGTTAACAACTCCTATCGGCTAACAAAACCTAAACTTATTATGAATCTCTCAATTGTAAAAGTAAAATAAATATTTGTATTTATGATATTTTGTTATATTTGTATCTAAAATATTACAATGACAGGGTTATACGAAGAAAAAGATAATATCGGCAGCGTAAAGGATGTTTCCTTTGCTGATAGAACTATTACGGGCTACCTTGCTCATTTTGGATCAATCGACTACGGAAACGATGTTATTGAGAAAGGAGCGTTTACTAAAACCTTACAGGATAATATTAATAACCTTCGTTTCTTAGATCAACACGACTGGAAAAGGCCACATAATAAATTCAGTGTAATCAAAGAAGATGAAACTGGATTGTATTTTGAGGTTAAAATGGTGTCGGGCGTTTCGTATTCAGAAGATGTTTTGCGTTTGTATGAAGCTGGTGTAATAGATCAACAGTCAATCGGTTATAACGCTGTTAAGAAAGAAGTAAAATCAGGTGTTAGATATTTAAAAGAATTAAAGTTAGGCGAAGGCAGTAACGTAACTGTTGCCATGAATCCTAACGCTAAGTTTAGCGGTTTTAAATCTTTATCGTTGCCGGACTGCAATAATAAGATCACTAAAATAATGTCTTTTATTCGTAATGGTAATATTACCGACGAAAGCTTTATCCAATTGGAATTAGCATTAAAACAATTACAATCATACTCATTTGAACTTGGTAAAAAATCACTCGAAGAGCCGTCAGATGATGACACTCTAGTTAATGAGCCGATAAACCAAATCGAGATAATTAAATCATTTAGAAACTCATTAACTACAAATTAAATCATGGAAGATTTAAAAAAAGAATTGGATCAGTTAAAAGCTGATTTAACCGTAAACTTCGAAACAAAATCTAAAGTAGATATTCAGTCTGCTATTGATGCTTTTGAAACTAAAGCAAAAGGTGTTTACGATGCTGAATTAAAAACTATTAAAGACGATTTCCAAGAAAAATCTAAAGCGATGCAAGATCACTTAGATAAACTTGATGTTCGTTTACAGGAAGCAAAAGCAAAAGAAGGTAAATTGGAAGTTAAAACTTTCAATCAACACTTAGCGGATGCTTTAGTTGAGAATGCCGAAAAAATCAAAATGCACTCTCAAAAAGGTGCGCCTGAATTACGCATGGAAATGAAAGCTGTTGGTGATATGTCAATTGCCGCTAACTTTCCTGGTGCAACCCCTTTCATTCAGGAAGTTCGTAACAACCTAATAGAAACGCCTTATAATCGTGTTTGGTTGGCAGATTTGTTACCACAAGGAACTTCAAATGCTAACTCAATCATTTATCCAAAAGAAAATGGTGGTGAAGGTGCTGCTGCAGTTTGGACTGATAGAACAGCGAACAAAGCCCAAATGGATTTCGATTTAACTTCTCAATCTGCTTTCTTTAAATGGATTGCCGGATGGGTTGAAGTAGATCGTGAAATGTTGGACGATATTCCTTTCTTAACTAGCTATTTGCAAACTAAAATGCTTATCAGCTTGAAAACAGCAGAAAACAATTTCATTTTAAACGGTACAACTGATACAAACCCTGTACAAGGCTTATTAGATGTTGCTACTCCTTACGATGGAACTTATACTGCTGCAGTAGATAGAATCATCGATGCTGGTTGGGGCCAAATTGTTGAAGATACTTTCGAGTTCTACAACCCTACTACCGCTATATTAACACCTCGTGATGCTGTCGCTGTAGGATTGAACAAAGCAAGTGGTTCTGGCGAATACGATTTGCCAAATGGATCTGTTGCTTTCACTAACGGACGTTTACAGGTTGGTGGATTAACAGTTGCGCCTACTACACAAGTAGGAACAGGAAACTTCTTAGTGTTTGATAGAAACGCTACTTTGTTGGTTAACCGTTTAGCTCCAGAGATTAGGATGTTTGAAGATGCTGTTTTAGCTAAGAAAAACAGAGTTATGTTCCGTATTGAGGAAAGAGTAACTTTGGCTATTTTCAACAATCAAGCCGTAGTCAGTGGCCAATTAGCTAGTGCATAATATTCAAAATAATTAACTTAAAAGCGTTGCATTAATTTGTAACGCTTTTTTTATATATTTACACTTATGAAAGTTAAATTCTTAAAACCACACGATGTTTATTCTAAAGGCGATACCGAGGATTTGCCAGAAGGGTTAGCAAATTATCTTGTTAGGTGTTTAGTTGCTGAAGAATCAAAAGAGATTAAGCCTAAAAAAGAAAAGAAAGTAATTGAACCCGATTTAGATAAAAAGTAATGCCAATAATAGCATATACCGATATAATCAGCTTAGAACGTGCTAGAATCTATTTACGTGTAGATGACGGCATGAATGAGGATGACGCAGAAATTACATCTATGATTAAGGCAGCGTTCTTATTTATGGAACGTTACACGAATCATATATTTATCAATCGGGAGTTTAAGCAATTAGTGCCACCTAATATTTATAACTATCCTATTACCGAAATATCGGGTGTTCCTGAAGATGATTGGAATAATTACTATCAGCGTAATATGGATTATTATTGTAGCGAGCACAGAACACCTGTATTGACTACTTATAAAGCTGGTTATGAAGAAGTAGATCAAGTGCCAGATGATTTTATACAGGCCGCTTTACAGATGATTAAGGTTTGGTATTACGAAAGCGAAAAGCAAGTTAACTCAACTTTAATTCCAATTAGCGTAACACAAGTTTTAGACACATATCGTAGGTTCGTATAATGATAGCCCGAAAATATAATAAACGCATACAGGTTTTTGAAACTACTCTGATTCCTAATGATTTTGGGGGTAGTACTCAAACGACTGAATTATTATTTACTTCATGGGCTGAAATAGAAACCAACGGAGTAGGCTATAAAGCAACTGATTTCGGAATTGATACATTTGAAAATCCTGTATTATTCAGATGCAGATACCGTAATGATTTTAAATATCAAGGTCGTACTTTGCATGTTGAATATAAAGGCTTAAAATATATTATTAAAGGCGTTCGTAATATTGGCGTTGCTGATTTAGAAATGGAAATATTTTGTCAACAAGTAGAACCCGAATTAGCTAATGGCTAGGAACATGACTTTTCAGGAATTAACTGTTGCTCTTTCGAGAGCGGGGGCTAATATGGAGCAGTTCATAAAAGATGAAATTGAAGCAAGCGGTAGAGAAATAGAGTTAAAAGCTAAATCCCTTGCGCCTGTAGATTTAGGAACATTAAGGCGATCAATTAACTACAGTAAAACAAATGGCGGTTTAGGCGCATTAATTAGCGTAAACGTTAGCTATGCGGCTTATCAGGAGTTTGGAACGGGTGGGTTGGTTAATGTGCCGCCAGAAATGCAAGAGTTAGCAAATTACTATAAAGGTGCAGGAGTTAAACAAATAAACCTTAGACCACAACCTTTTTTATATCCTGCTTTTGTAGAGAACAGGCAAAAATTAATTGATACTTTAAAACGTAAATTGAATACATTATTACGATGACAAAGAATCCCGATAAATGGATTAGAAAAGGAATATTAACTGCTTTGGGTAACACTCATAAAGTTTATGATATTCGCGTACCTGGTAATACTATTCCTCAATCTTATATTTTGCTTTCTACACAGACCAAATTAGATAATCAGAATAACAAATGTGCTGGTCAATGGGATTGCACAATATTATTGGATTTGAATACTCGCTATACCGGAAACGGCAATCCGGGCGATAGAGTTGCTGTAAACGATTTGGAAGAATATGTTTTAACTAATATGCAAGCATTTACAGTTGATGGGTTTAGAATATTTAAGGTAGTATTAGAATCAAGCACATCTTTAGATAACATAACCGATACAATGAACATCTTTAGACAGTTAATCAGATATAGGATAATACTAAATGAATCGTAATGGGTAAGTCAGCAAAAACAACAAATGTAAAATTCGTAACCAATTACGATGAATACAAAAAAGGTAAGGAGTACGAGGTATTAAGTACAATGGTGCCATTTCTTAAAGGCGTAGGATTAATCGAAATAAACAATGACACTACAACAGCAAGCGGAGAAGCTATTCCCGTACCCGATACCAAATTGCGTAAACGTAAGAATGCGAATAGATTGGAAAAGAAAACTGTGGGTGGAAAGCCAAGAGAAGAAAAATAAGTAACAATGTTGCTACAATCAAACTTAATAATTAACTTAGCATAAAAATATAAATCAAATGGGAGTTCAAGACACTTTTTTGGGTAACACGGTATTATTGTACATCGATACAACTACACCGACTACAACCGCTGGCACGGCAGTTACGCCAGAAGACTTTGTTTTAGTTGCTTGTTTAACTGAAAATAGCGTAGATTATACCACTAATGCAATCGCAACAGATTCAAAATGCTCTGGCGTTTATGCTACATCTATCGGCGGCAGAAAAGGGTGGACTATGGCCGCTTCTGGAAATTCTGTTTCTATTGAGGTAGGCGAAGAAGCAACATTAAAAAGCCATAACGCATTGTTTAAGCTTTGGCGTACAGGAGATCCATTTTGGGCTTTACAATATGACGTAGCTAATAAAACGGCTCGCTATGGTGTTGTTCGCATGGATAGCGGTAATGATTCATTCCCTACCGATGCTGCTGCTACTTTTACCACAGGATTAACAGGAATTGGAGAGATTTTCGATCAAGACGATTTAGATACTACGCCTTAATGAGTAACGGAAGGATTACATTTACCGTTCCATCTGGGGATTATACGCTTCATTTTGGGATGAAGTCAGCGCAGATTTTTGCAGAGAAAGGCTATAAAGAGTTTCTTTTAGTTGAAGAAAGGGGAGATAAGGGAGCGGATGATATAAAGTCTTTTGCTTATATCATATTTTCTGGCCTTTGCAACTATGCTGACATAGCTGAAAAGCAACACCCGTCATTTGAAACAGCCTATTTGGTTACAGAGGAAATTCTTTTAGACGGGGGCGAACTACAAACCAAAATATTTGAGGTTTGGAAATCATCAAGGCCGATTGAGGAAATGACAAAAAGGCTAGGTGTAAATATTCAGACTGAAGAGGAAAAAAAAAGTCAACAGACTGGGTAAGCATAAAAGCTTTTGCGTTTAGTGAATTGGGCGTTAGGAATAACGAATGGCTTACATTAACGCTTTATGATTATACCGTAATGTGTATTGGGCATAAGGAGAAGCAGCTTAACGAGCAAAGAAAGGAAAGGCAATTACAATGGATTATACTTTGCGGATATAAAGACCCGAAAAAGCCACCATTTAAAATGACTGATTGGTGGAAAATTGAGGGAGATCCAATTCTGTTAATGCCAAGCCAAGATGAAATAATAAGATTCAATAACGAGTTCAAAAATCTAAAGAAAAATGGCTGATGCTCAATTATCCGTAGAACTTCAAGCCCGCATAACCGAGTTCAACAGAAACATGCGACAAGCGGCATCTGTTACTGAACAGACAGGTAGCTCAATAGATAAGACTTCATCAAGGATTACAAGCGCATTAGCAGGGGCTTTCTCCGTAAGTGCAATAGTAGGGTTCGGCAAAGAAGTATTGGCCGCAACTGCTGAATATCAAAAATTTCAAGCCGTATTAGGCAACACGCTGGGAAGTTCTGCCCTAGCTAATCTAAAATTAAAAGAACTTCAAGACTTTGCAGCTAAAACACCTTTTGGGGTTAACGAGCTAACGGGGGCATTTGTAAAGCTAGCTAATTCTGGTTTTAAGCCTACGGGGGATGAAATGCGTAAGCTAGGGGATTTAGCTTCTAGTACGGGTAAGTCTTTCGATCAGTTAGCCGAGGCAATATTAGATGCTCAAACAGGAGAATTTGAGAGGCTAAAGGAGTTTGGAGTTAGGGCTAAAGACGCTGGAGATTCTGTTATTTTTACATATAAAGGAGTTGAAACGCAGGTTGACAAAACTTCTGCATCTATACGTAATTATATCACTTCTTTGGGTGATGCCGAGGGTACATCTGGTGCAATGGCAAAGATCAGCGAAACATTAGGGGGCAAAATAAGCAACTTAGGAGATTCGTGGGATCAAATGTTAATCGTTGTCGGAGGCAATACCGAGGGCGTTTTTAATACTGCTATCGACGTTATAGGTGGTGCGATAAATGCAATTACCGAATACAATAAAGAATTACAGAATGCCAGCAAGTATAATCTTGGGGGAGGGTTTAAGGATACATTCCAAAGATTTGCAAGAGCTTTCTCTGGCGGTAAAGGCCCGTTAACGGAATTAGAAACACTAAATATCGTATTGCAATCTACAAGCGATACCGTTAATAAATTAGTCTCTGAAACTGCAAGGGGAGCAAAATCAAGCGGGGACTTTGGAAAGGCATTAGCTACTTTAAAAAAACAAGGTGATGCTACATTAAAAAATGTTAAAGTACCAGGCTTAAGGGATGCGATAAGAGATATTTACCAAGAGGGAATAAAGGCCGTTCAAGATGCAAGGACAAATTTTAACAAGGAGTTAAACAAGCCAGATGCCAATTTTGGCAAGGGCAAGGGAACTAAAGTTAAGATAAAAGCTCCAGAATTAGAGATTCCAGATAATCCTAAAAAGATATTTGAAGATTTATTTAAAAAGGTTTCTGCTGCAAATGCGTCTGGAGCATTAACAATTAAAGCACCAACAGAGGGAGTAAAGATAGTAGGCGATAAAGTACCTATTACTTTGCCAGACTTCGATCCGACAAAGCTCAAAGAACAGATAGAAAGCCTACGAATACAATCTCAAATAGAAGCTATCGGAGAGGGAGCAAAAAAAGCAATTAATGATTTATTTTCCTTGCCAAATGTAATAGACCTTTTATCTTCTTCTTTAGCCTCATCTTTTGAAGCTATGGGGCAAGCGATAGCAAGTGGGGGAGATGCTCTGGGGGCTGCTGGCGAGGTGTTAAAATCTTTGGTTGGCGGTATTATGACTGCATTAGGACAACAGTTAATAACATTGGGTGCCGCAAAGGTTGCCGCTGGTATTTTGGCTACACCTTTTGGAGGTAAGTTAGTAGCAGAAGGAACGGGCTTAATCGCTATTGGCGCAGGCTTATCTGTTGCTGGTGGGTTTGCTAAAAACGCAGGGCGTAGCAGTTCAAACGGATCTTCTGGAAACGGTGTAAATCAAGTTAGAGGCTTTGCTACAGGTGGAAATAACCTTTCTGCTGGTATTGCGTTAGTTGGTGAACGTGGGCCAGAGTTGGTCAACTTACCTACGGGATCAAGTGTTTATACAAATAACCGTTCTATGGATATGTTGGCGGGAATGGGTGGATCGCAAGAGATCAATTTGCAAGGTGAATTGGGGGTAGGTATTGATCGTCTGTACTTTAAGCTTAAAGACTTCGAAAGGAAAGTGGCTCGTAAATCATAATGGCTGAATATATCGTAGATGAATTTAACGTAAAAAGGTCTGGAGCATTTGCCGCCAAGCGTGGTATTAGGATTTATGTTTCTGATGGTGGAGTTGTGCGAAATGAAGATACGACGAGCGAAAGTATAAACCTTGATCGTGTTTCTGACTATGCTTGGACAGATAGAAGATATGCACCTGGCAATGATATTACGGAGTTTTGCAACCTAGATACATTTACAAGATATCACGTAACGGCAATTGATGAAAGGCCTTTTGTTGTCGTTACTGACGCTTTGAACGATCCGCAATGTGGATATGAAACACCATTGCCACAACCACACGTACCATTTAATCCATTCGGTAATCCTACTTATGCGCCTTATAAAACTTATGATTATTGTAATTTCGAGGGATTACAGTCACAAATATTAATTGAAAAGAAAGAATATACGGGCGATCCTATAGCCATAGATTTTGGAGGGGAATCGGTATCGGTTATTAATTATCAAGAGGTAGATAATAAGTTTGAGCCAATAAGGCCAATGGAATTTACGCTTACGTTTGTTGAAACAGCCAACTTTGAGCTGGAGGAATTTTATAGTGAGGATGAAAGAACGTTTCGGGCTACAGTTATCGAGGCGGGCAGGGTTAGGGCAAAAGGATATGTTATTCCAGATTCATGCCGTGAGGGATTTGAATTTGAGAAAAACATCGTATCCATCAAGTGTACAGATGCTATACAAAGCCTAAAAACAGTTACATACCCAATTCCATTGGGAGGAACTTTTGATTTGTCGCAAAGCTTTATAGGTGTTATTTGTTATTGCCTTTCATCAACTAATCTTAACCTAAACATAAATACAATTTGCAACCTTTACGCTGATAATATGCCAACTAATTTAGGTGATGATCCATTAGATATAGCTACTATAAACCCTTTACGTTTAAGCGACGATAAGGGCGCAACATTAACGTGTTTCAAGGTTTTAGAGGAAGTATGTAAAGCCTGGGGCATGTTTATGGTTCAGTCTGATGGTGAATGGCATTTTGTAAGGATTAACGAGCTTTCGCAGGAAATAGTAAGGCAAAGAACATACAACTATACAGGGTTACGCTTAACTTCGCAAAACGTAGCAAACAAAAGAAGAATAGGGGGAGCAATGTAATGGCAGTTATTTATACTTTTATAGGGGTTAGGGAAAGTGGCAAACAGGACATTGTTAATGTAGAGACTTATGGAGGAAACGCAATAACCGCCACGCTAAACAATGGAGGCGGTCCAGCATTGATATATGAAGATTATTTGGCTTATGGGGATTTGCCAGATGTTGACGGCAATTATCCTGTTGCGCCTGTTGAGGGGGATATCATTTATCAAAATTGCAATGAAGCCGACTTGACAGTGGTAAGGTTTAATAAATACTTTCCTTTCGGAGTTGTTGAGGTGATAGAAGACAGTCCATCGTGTTCTGTTGCTCCATCATGTGAATATCTTACCGTGAACGAAACGCATACTGACGAGACGGAATCAGGACTTAGTAACGGCACAATAACGGCTACTACAAATGGAATTTCTACAGGATATTCATTAGATGGTATATTTTATCAAGTCAGCAATGTATTTACCAATTTATTACCGGGAACATATAACTTAACGGTTAGGGCTAGTGATGGATGTTTAGCAAGCAAACAAGTTGTAATATTAGCTGGCGCAGAACCAATAACACCACCAAATCCGCCAATCACGCCAAAGGACGTAATCGCTTTATCTGATGCAGAAATTGAAATACAGAACGCCTACAAAAGGGTTCGAGTACTTTCTTTATTTGGCAAAGCTCCATCTGTAATTACTAACGGGGATTTTGAAGTTTACGACGGGCAGAATTGGGAGTTTTGGGTAAAGTATGGCAATATATCAGTTAGCAGGATACAAAGAACCGTTACCAATTCTACAGGGCTTCAAGTGCCTATTCAAGATTATGCATTGAGATTTAATCAAGTAGCTCAACAATCAAGATACATTCAGCATTCAGATATTCCTGTTCAATCGGGTGATACCTTAAAGATTCAGTACAGGGTTGGTAAAACTGCAGGGACGGGGACTACAAGCGGAACGGTGCAAGCTAGTCAAGGAAGTTCAACATACGACATACCCGCTACTTACTCAACATTCTATATTAGCAAGATTCGGATTAAGTGCGGAAATTATTATCTATATAATGCTGATTATGGCAACAGTTACGTTTGGGTTAATCAAGTAGCGACCATCAGTAATATTATCGATAATCCGCAAGGTGACTTATCCAATTTCTTGATTAACTTCAACATACCGGAATGCCCCGTAACAGGTGCTTTGATTATTCAGTTATTCGGATTCCAGAAAATACAAACCATAAGAACGGAGGAATATAAGCCAACGCCTTTTATTACTTTTCCCGCAACCTTTCAAAGTAATGATATATCCCAATACGATCCAATCGATATAGATGATATTTCTGCTAGCAAATCAAGTCAAAACGGGGATAATGACATAGACGGAATATTGAGCATCTCTGACAATTTGAGGGTATTTAGCGAAGTTCCCGAAACTAAGGAGTTATTATTTGGCGACTATTTTTACAGAGCCGATTATTTGCAGCCTTTAGATAATTTGTACGCGATAAAATACAACGGAAAATATACTGAAAAATGGTATGAATATACAGGCGCAACTTCTGACAAAGTCGCTTTTGGGCTTGCGTTGGCTAAATCAATATTAACAGGTTATCAAAAGCCGTTTCGTAAATGGAACGGAAGTCTACAATTAAGGGAAGAAGCTACGCGTGGATTTGCCTATCTTGATGTGTTTAGTTTTGACGTGGTAAATTCCCCAGCATTCAGCAGAAAGCAATTTGTAATGTTGGGCGGTGACTTTAACCTAAAGACAAGGCAATTGGAAAACGGGGTTTTAGCGGAGATTTTCGACAGGGCGGCAAGAAGTAGCGATAACAGCGTTCCGTCATATCCAAATATGCCAGATCCAGATTTCGTACAAGATCCAAACGCAAATACAAATAATGGTATATTTACAGAAGAATTTACACAAGAATTTAATTAACTTTAGCCATGCCTAACTACAGTCAGCTATTTGATGCCGCAAAGCTTTCGATAAACCAAAGGGTAACAGCTAAGAACACGCCCGAAAGCATCGATCCTGTTGATGTAGGAACTTCGATAACCGATATATTAACAACATTATTGCCTATCGTAAATAAGATCAATGAATTTGATATATTGGGCGGTTCTGCTAACCCATTAAATAATTTGGGATCAGATGGAGATATTTATATACAAGACGGTGCTACGCTTGCGTTTTGGAAAAAAACAAGTGGATCATGGGTATTAAAAAGAACGGTCAACTTAGGCATCAATATAGTCGATGGAAACATCAATCTGCAAACACGTATTGCCGAAATGGTGGTTACTGTTTCGGCTGGCCAATGGGGAATTAACAACTTTATTTACCAAAAAGCTGTACAGACACAATTTACAGTACCTATAGCTGATATAAACTTAGATCGTATTGATGCGATATTTGCCGATACAGCCAATAGCATTACCTATGCTTTTGGAACCGCTTCGGCTAACCCGGATTCAACAAAGCCAACAACGCCAAACGATAATATTATTGTTAGCTACATTTACGTACCTAATTCATCATCTGGAGCGTTGCCTTACATTGCTGATGGTAATTCATCCGAAAGTACTAATGTACCGTTGGTAGTAGATCGCTCATTTGCCTTTAGCGACATAACCGATCCAGACGGAAACCCATATATTACATTATCTTTAACGGGATCACAAAGACCGTTTAGTGTTTTGGTTAATGGAGATATCGTGACAGGATTTAATTACAAGCAGTCAGAGGGCAAGTTGTATATTCAAAAGCCAGATGGTTCGGCTTGGATCAGTGGCGATGTGATAAATGTGGGGATATTTGGAGGAACTTCGACACCTCCAACACCAGGCACCACAAATACCGCAATAGGAGGTATGGCTTTTGGAAGTGCTGCGGCTTTACAATCTTATTTGATATCAAAAGGTAATTCTAGCGCAATAGTTACTAATTATAGTGATATTGGCGGAGGTAATGAGGGATTTACCATAACAGGAATTACATCACTTGCAAGTACTACTTTTAGCGGCTCTGACATTAGTGTGTTCGCAGATCTAACGGGATGGTTGACGGGAACAATAGGAAATAGCTGTTTTGCTAATTGTATTCATTTGGACGGAATTGTAATTCCATCAGCAATAAAGATAAACCTTTACGCTTTTCAGAATTGTACAGCACTTGGCCTTGCTGGTGTTCAAAACTTTGGTTCGGTAAACAACATAGATCCGGTTGCATTTCAAGGAGCAACAGGTTTGAATGGGAAAACTATATCATTACCTATGCTAGTTGCTCCAAATGGGTTAGGAAGTTCCCCTGCATTTGATTCTGTTTTTAGCGGAATAACGGGATTAGAAGTTACGATTCCAACAGCTTTCGCAACAAATAACGCAGGTTCACCAGATGGAGATTTACAATATGTACTTGCAAATGGGGGTACGGTAAACTATATTTAAAATATGAAACAAAAAATAATATTATTAGCCCTATTGATTGGGCTTGGTTTGGGCGTTAAGGGGCAGACCGCTCCCTGGCTTACTGGCGGATGGACTTATCAGCAACAGATCGTTGGATCTGACACAAATAGGAGAGCAAGTTTGGGGCAGCAAGGATTTGCGTATTTCTATTCGGCATGGAAAGTCAAGCAACTGATAGCGGCAGGTTCTACGCCTTACACCGCTGGCTACGGAATGAGCTTGGTTGGTCAACAGTTTAGGGTTGATACTACGAATATTGCAAGTAAAGCATTTGCAAATACTAAGGCTGGAATAGGTAAAAAGGATTCTTTGGGTATTATTTATACAAATAGTTATTTTAATGATTTATCCGATTTTATACCCGTATCTGGTTATTCCATTACAAATGGTAAAATAAATATACCTCCTGGTACTACCAATAAGTTAAGGCTAAATAATCCGACTGCATTGGATGAATATACGTTTACCGTTAGGTATAGAATCACAAACGCGGTTACATCAGCTTATGGACTGCAAGTTGGATTTGAAAGCTCATTTAACAACGTTAGCCAATACGCATATTATAATGAGGCATCTAACGCGATATCGACTTATGCTATCTTTGACAACTCGTCAACAACGGGAAGTCAACATCTACCAAACTATGTAACAGGCGATATATTAGAACTGAATTTTACAGGACAGGCAGAAAACTACACGATCACCACAAAAAATATATCAAAGGGAAATCAAATAGTATATTCATTATCAATACCATTTACCTTAGGGCAAAGGGCCTTTACACATAATACGGCTTACCCGACAATTTCACCAGACGGAGGAGGTGCGCAATATGAAATTTTATCAATAACATATTCATCAAAAACGAAAAAAGGCGGCTCTATTGGTGGCGGAGATTCTATTACACATGGGTATAACGCGGGGTCTGTTAATGGTAGATGGAGTATATTGATTGGTGGACAGTCAAACGCTGGGCCAGGTGACAGATCAAGCGAAGTTCTATTGAGAATTAATGAGATCATAAGTATTCAGCCTAAAAAGGTATACTTGATGATCGGTACTAACGATGACTTTACTACATGGAAAGATAATTATAAGAAAATAGTAAACAAGTTAGAGGTTAACGGCATTCAAGTTATAAAGCTATGCCCTCCACCAAACAATAACAGGAGTATGCTTGATTTTAAGAACTATCTATTTGGTGAATATCCAAACTCAACCATCGATACTTATACGCCTTTGCTTGGTTCTGGCTCTAATTTGTCTGCAACTTATGATAGTGGTGACGGAACGCACCCCAATGGGGCGGGTAATATTTTAATAGCCAATACGATAAAAGCTAGTCCGCTGTATTCCGTAGAGCCGTTTAAAAACTTATTGGTAGATTCACTAGACATTAGTAGAGAATTTGTAAATAAAACAACTTTTTCTAGAACTATAGGAAATGAAACTTTACAAACGGTAACTTCAAGGGGGTCCACAACAAATGTTAATCTTACCTTTAATGGAGCGGTAGCAACGACAAGCACATTGGATATTCAAGGTAATGCATATTTAAGGAATGATTTGGGTATATTAAAAATAGATGGAAGTGGTTTTTTACCTTTTATAACTAGAAATATATCATCTTATAGCCAATTAGCTTACGATTTAGATAATGTTGGACATGTTAACGCTTTAGGCAACGTTATCGCTCCGAATTTATCAAATTTATTACCCGTATCTGCATACACGCATGCATCACCACCGACAGCAACAAGCACGGGTAAGCGAGGGGATTTTTGGGTAGATGAAACTGATAAAACTTTATATTTTTGGATAGCCGATAATTTAGTGGCGCAATACTTATCAAACCCTGGCTTTTAGTCAGGGTTAACTTTAATTTTTTGGATTATGAAAAAACAACTACTCATTTTATTACTTTTCGTTTCAGTATTCGCAAGGGCTCAAACTCCTGTTGTGCCTGTATTAACAGTGTCTATTCCAGATGCAAACCTATTGCCATCAATGATGCCAAGTACTGCGCATTATAAGGTTGACCGGGTTTACGGACAGAACCTACAGACACAATACAGGTTTATTTACGGAACGCCAACAGGAACGCTTAGCCCTGCTTTGGCGGCTTTACACTTAAATATCATATCTACTTATGTTGATCCTGTTTCTGGACCCGTTGTTGGATATTGGAGTACCGAAAAGGTTTATGGAGCGTTCGATAATACAATAGACTTTAGAAAGTCTACTAATGGCTTGGTAAGCCTAACAACGGTATTAAAATCGGACAGTACTAGAATAGCTGTAGACAGTACGAATCTAGCTACCAATTACGATACAAGAACCGTAACGGCAACAAAGTTTAGGCCGATAACTTACACGCCAACAAAAGCAGATATAGGATTGGGCAATGTAGATAATACTAGTGATGCCAATAAGCCCATAAGTACGGCAATGCAAACAGCGTTAAACGGTAAAGAGCCTACTATAACAGCAGGAACAACATCGCAATACTGGAGGGGTGATAAGACCTGGCAAACACTACCCGTAATATCTTATCCCGTCACCTCTGTATTTGGGCGAACGGGGGCGATTGTGGCTGCTAACGGGGATTATACTACATCACAGATAACGGAAAACACTAATCTATACTTTACGCAAGCAAGGGTTTTATCAACACCACTAACAGGATACACTACGGGAACTAGCACACCAATTACAGCGACTAATACGATGCTTAATGGAATGCAAAATTTGCAAGCACAAATAACCGCTATAAACAACAATATGGTAGTCAATAGCGCAACGGTAGGCTTAACTAAAGCGCAATTAAATACAGCTTATCCAAATGTTGGCTTTGGGTATATGGTATTTTGCCCTAGTATTATTTTGGGCGGGGCCATCTACATTAAAAACAATTCGCTGACAGGAACCTCTGGAACGTGGCAAACAATTAGCGCACCACCAACATTATAAAAGAAATTTAATTATATTTGAACATGGAAAAACAATTACATGAACAAGAGCCAGATACTTGCGGCGGGGTACCTAGGCCAGCGGGCACAAAGGACTACATTTGCGAAAATGACAAATGGGTTGAAGTTGAAATTCCAACAGCACCTAAATCGGGTGAATAGGTTTTTAAGAGAATACGGTATAGGTTTTTGCTTTTGCTTGCATTGGTTATTATACTATGCCGCATTGCTTAACAATATTCATTTTATCAGCATTAATGCCAAACTAAGCTATTCCTTTCAATGGGGTAGCTTAGCCTTTTTGGGGCTAAGTATTGCCTATATCTTTAAGCGTTTCATGGATGATTGTAATGATAAATATTTATACGCCTGTATGTTTAGCTTTGGATTACGTATGATTATAATTACCTTTAAGCCTTGGGGATTTGAAAGCAGTAGCATTATTATGTGGGCATGTGGTGTGTTAATGTTATTATTCTTTGTGATTCGTGAATTAAGGACTAAAAAACGTAATCGATACTTTAAATACTAACTAATTTGGTTAAACTTATACTATTTAGGCGTGAATTTTGTACTAATTAAAGTGCGATGAAAAGTACGACTATGAAAACAACAATGCTCGATAAACCTATCTCCGAACAATGGATGGAAATCATAAAAACCGTTCTTGTGATCGTAACCCCATTAATCATAACCGTTTGGAAGCTGGCAGATACCTATAGTAAGATACGTAAGGAAGAAATGGCAAGCAGGATAAAGGATGCTATCGACGATGTAGTTACACCCAAGTTTGATCAGTTGATCAATCAGATAAAGGGCATTGCAGAACAGCAGAATAGGGATAGGGAGCAGATCAACAACAAGATTGATCAACAAAGTAGAGAGATCAATAAACAGGTTCTTGACCTTATGAAGGAGATAAAAAAATGATAAGTGTAATCTTTATTCAGTCATTGCTTGCGGTAATATTTCTATTGATAAAAAGGGCATTGCTTTGCTTTTATAAGGATAATCCAGAATCTTTCGATCAAATAAAAAATTCTTATTATTGGTTTGAATATGTGTACTTCTTTACTGCTACCATAGTAACGCCTAAGCATACATGGAACGAGGGTATATTAACTTTGTTTAGCGTAATACTCATAAAGGTTATCATAGATAGAATAAAAGGCATAGACGTTTTCTTTTGCAGGGTTTTTAAGAAGTAGCGAAATTGCCCTATCGGAAACGTTAGAGCTTTTTTGTATCTGAATTGTTACAAAAAGGTGTTTTGGTAAGTTGTATATTTGTCGTATGGATTTAAAAGATTTCAAAGGCACTAAAGGTAAATGGTTTGTTGAGCAAAATAAAGAATTTCCATCGCTTCATCATATATGGTCTGATAGCGAAAGCACATTAGTTAATGGAACATTGATAGCTAGAACATGTTATGCGCCATTAAGTGAATTTAATGCTAAATTAATCGCTTCATCTCCCGAATTGTTAGAAGCTTTGATTGAATTAAGCAATTCTATTTCGAATGGAGATAAATCAAAATTGAGTGAGTGGAACTTAAAATCAAAACAACTAATATTTGAGATATTAAACAATTAAAAATAAAATATTTGTTTTAAGCGCATCGGTTAATCCCCTTGCGCTTTTTTGCTTTTACGCATAATTGTTGCTAACTTAGGGGTATGGATAAGCCTTACATATAGCCAAAAGATAGAAAGAAGTATAAATACTTTCTTATTGCTGGAAAATACGTGCTTTATCCTAAAAACACGCCATTAACAGGTAATTGCAAATAAATGGCATTAAACGATAGTAAGAAGCTTTTAAACTTTCAAGTTGCTGATCTGGCAAGATCAAACGGATATACTTTCGATAACCTAATGGCTGTTATTAAGGTAGAATCTGGCGGGCTAGGTTTTGGTGCGGATGGTAAGATTATAATTCAATTCGAACCCTCATGGTTTAAAAGAAAGTCGCCTTATACACCTAGCGGAATTTGGTCACAAAATGGAGTAGATAGACAAGCTAAGGAATGGGAAGCTTTTAATTCAGCATTTGCCTTAAATCCTAACGCGGCAATGGAATCTACTTCAATCGGATTAATGCAGGTAATGGGGTTTCATTGGAAGTTATTGGGTTTTAAATCTGTTGGCGAAATGTGGGATTATGCAAAGGTTTCGGAGCGTAATCAATTAGACATTGCAATAAGGTTTATAAAATCAAATAAAAAGCTTGATAATGCGTTAAAACAAGGTGATGCATCTACTTTTGCTTATTACTACAATGGCAGCGGCTATAAACAATTTAAATATGATACCAGGTTAATTAGTGCCGGTATGAAGAAAGTATAATCATGGCAAACAAAGTAATAGTAAACAAACAAGGTTCGCTTAATTGGCGAGACTTACTGAAAGGCGGAGTAGTAGCGGCTATATCTCCAGCATTCACGATATTGATTCAGTCATTACAGGCGGAGGATTTTACGGTTAATTGGAAAAGTATAGCTAACGTTGCTGTAATTTCGTTCTTAACTTATTTGTCTAAGAACTTATTTGCCAATCCAAGCGTAACGACAACTTACGCAAGCAATGATAAAGCGGTTGAAGTAGCTGAAGATATAAAGAAATGAAAGCTACAACATGGTTCATAATAGGGTGCATAGCCGTATTGATTATGTTCTATTGCATGCTTGTAATGATGAAATACATTAAGCTTATATAATTATGCGTAGAAGAGAAGTAATAGAGGCAATTCAAGAGGTTGATTTGCTTGCTGATGTTAATCCACAGGAATTAGCTAAAGAGGCTAAATTAGGGTGGTTAAAAAGGCTGTTGATAATTGCTGTATGGCCATTGATAAAGCCTTACATAGCTTCTAAGATTGGCGCAAGATTAGCGGAAGTTTTAGAGAATTTGTTAGATGATATTTAAAACCAATATATTCAGGGGTTTTAAAAAAGCCACTAGCGGTTAAGTTAGTGGCTTTTTTTTTGTTAAACCTTATCGTAACTTAATTCAAATATATCTGGCTTACAAGCGTAAAATTCTCCCTTAACTCCCTTTATAATGTAATCTCCAAATGAAGCAAAATGACCGTCTCCTTTACTTTCTAATGTTTTAATTAGTATTCCGCCAGCGGAAAATATGTAACTAACATAATCATCCCATCGTTCAGAGGCAACAACACCTCTATTATCTGGGGCCTTTCCGTTAATAAATTCATTAACTTCATAAATTGACTTAGCTGTCTTTTCAAATTTAATTGCCTCGATTTCTACTGGTTTTTTTCTGTAATTCATGTTTTAAAATTATAATATTTAAATAATTATTTATGCAGGATAAACCCTGTTTTTTAAAGCCACCTCGTTATGAAGTGGCTTTTTTGTGGTTTAAATCAGTTTATATCTAGCGTAATCGGAGTTATTTCTTATTCGATAAAGCAAAACAGAAGATTTTGTGTTAAGCTCTTTTGCTAATATGCTTGCGCTTTCGTAAGTTTTATTGGTTTTTAAGTCAATTACTTTTATAGAATCTTTTCTAATTACAGACATTGTATCTGTTAGGTTAATAAGCCTACAATCAAGGGCATCCCCATTTATATTTTTAATTACTCTTTTACTAAAGCCAATGAAATTGTTAAATACTAACTTTTTAACAGTAAATGTTTTTGTAACATTTTCTTTAGAAAGACTAACAGCTAAATGTTTATAGCCATCTTTGGTTATATTTAAGTTATTCTTAACAACCCTACCGTATTTTATACCAAAAATATTACCAAGGTCAGACACCATATATAATCCCTCATATCCTTTTATTTCTTTCCATTTCTCTAAATTATCTTTCATTCCTATCTCCTTTTAAACCGATCACTATACCACGTACCGCTTTCGCTACCATCTCGATGTAAAACCCATTCCGCATATTCGGCAGCGTATTGGATGGATTGGCGGCCTTTAAGGATGTTCGTTTGTTGTTGGATTGTTAATTTCATTATTCCGTATCCTTAAAGTGAATAGTTATTGTAACACTACCGGTATTGTCATCGTAATCTTCTGTATTTAGACAATAAACCTCACTACTATTATTTAACAATTTTTTAACCGAATCAATACCGTTGGCGTCTAGGGTATAGCCTTTAACGTAGTCCTTTGATAATTCAATTTTTTTATTTTTTGGATTTGTATTTTTCATAATTCTTATTTTAAGGTTGTTGGGTTAAACTATTAATTTCAGTTCGCTTTGATCTACTGCCGTTCCTAAAGATGTGTAGTTAGATATTTCTTCATCAAAGAATACAAATGGATTTTCTGAATCATCTTCATTTATTGTTCCAATATATCCAACTTCATATTTGTATTTTGCCTTTTGGTAATCATCGCATTTAATTACTTCGACACGATCACCTTTTTTAAATTTAATATCCATAATTATTTAATATTTAAACTTAATTTAACAATATTATTAATAAACCAATTCAGCGAACGATCAGATTTTTTTGCTTCCTGCTCTGCTTTAATTTTAACATCCTTATCTATCCTAAGTAAGAATGTTGTATCTGATTCTTTTTTTCCCATGCACAAATATAGTAATATTAAAGTAATAACAAAGAATAATCAAAGTAATATTATTAATGACAAATATATGACAAATAAAGTGATATTACTTTATATATTTGTTCCATACAAACAGCAATAAGGCGGTTTGGTAAATTTCAGATTATGAGAACATTTTCAGATAACATTAGAACTTCATCAGAAGATTTTTTAATTGAGGCTTGTGCAAATAAGCAAAAAACAGGAGTTAATATGTTAACAAAAGAAGAAATTAGACATTAAAATTTACTCTTTTTTGCTATTATAAAATTAAAAAAATTGATATGAAAACACACTACGATTGGAATTCTCGTAAACTTAACGAAGAAGATTATACAAGAACAATTTGCGGAATGAAAGACCCTTTGTTTATGCTTACCACAACTTTAAATATTCGAAAAGTCACATGTAAAAATTGTTTAAAAAAACTAAAATATAAAAATTGATCCTTATAATGCCCGACTTCTATTTTTTGAGGTGTTTGTCGTTAAAAAACAATCACATGAAAACAACATCAAATACCGGGTGAAAATCCATCTTATTAAGATAATCCATTACCTAAATAATTACCGTTACTGCAATTGCGGTAATGATCAGCGCAACGCTCACAAAGCTTGCGATTTAGCTGGTACAAAATCAATAAACAAAATGAAAAACAAACCTTACTTTCAGTGTTACGATTCAAAAGGGATGGTATATTACACTGACCAAAACGACAAACCACTTATCGCTCCTTTTAGCATCAACAAGTTATACGACTTCATTGTATCTAATTACGATGAATGTCACGTAACCATGTATCTTGATAATAATTGGGATGATGTATGTCTTGATTATTGGAATAGCGTAATGAGCGGCCAACCAGAGTTTAAGTCAAATAATTTACCACAACAAACCGCTAAAGTATGAACCAACTAGACCAAATGCGAAACTTTATAGATCGCAGAATTAAAACATTAAACACCGAGGAAATAGATGCTATCGGTAACTTAGATTTTGAAACGGCATCCTCTAAATCAGCAATTCAATCAGAACTTTACAATATTAAGGCTGAATTAAATAGGTTGAGTTGGTTGGATATGGAAAGTAAACTTCCTATTTCAGTAGAAACTTTTATTAACCCTATATTGGATAAGTAATTATGAAAGTATCATTTGAACTAACTATGCCTAACAATAATTCTTGGAATGGCAAATGGACAGGAGCAAGTAACAAGTATTATGTTGTAAGGACATACATTGGAGAGAAAGCTAAATCAATGAAGAAAATGTTTGAACGAGAAAGCGGGTATGCTTCTTTTTACTATGACTTTGGAGATGGATGGGGGGCTAATGTAATGTGTGAGGTTGTAACAGCTATAGATGCTAAGAAACGCATTAAAATTAGTGCCGGGTTTAGTGGATACTATTGGATGATAAACGAAATAGAAATTCATGGCAGGATATTAGGAAGACAAGAAAGAAAACAATTGGAGGCAACCACATGAAGTTAGTAATAGAAAACGAAAACGATGAAATGGAAATTTCAGAAGTAGATAGGGATGATGAATGTAGATTCGAAATTAATTGCGTTGGTATGTGGATTAAAAAAGAGGATGCGCAAAGAATTATTAACCATTTAAAAATTGAATATAACTTATAAAACCATGCCTAAACCAACACTAAAGGATCTACAGTCAAAGTGGCTACCGATCTACATCAATCAGCCTAAGCCACAACGTAAGGCAGACAGAATGCCAATCTCATTACAGTTAAGTATTGAGGTATTGTTGCACCCGATTTTAAAGAGGTATTGATATGAACAATCAAGAAGCAAAACAGGAAGCTATTAAAAAGGCTTGGGGTAATAATTACGAACTTGTTAAGCATTATTTAGAAGCTAAAGGATTTTTTATAAATAATGATAAATTAAGTTACCTAACTATTGGTATCGATTTATCTGGAATAGAAATGGAATGGATCGGAAATTATTATAGGCCGATTGTGCTGAAAGGAATATCTGATAATAACGGGTGGATAAGAATTGAACCTGACGGGAGTAATTTGCCAGATGATGCTTTTAAGGAGTGTTATAAAGGCTATATTTTTGATGGAACTATTGAAAATTTTACAGCTAATAGATTAATAAGAAACTTTAAATCAAATAGAATCACCCACTATAAACCAATAACACCAGAATTAAAACCAATATTTTAAATCCCTTAACTTCTTTCTTAACCAATATCAGCTTGTTATACCTAACAAACCAGAATGTATCGCGGTACTTTATCCCGTACTGTTCTCTTTTATCCATTTGGATAAGCACCTTAATCGGCTTGTTAACGCTGTCACCTATAACGTATTTGCCTGTGGATGATAACTTGTGTTGTTGGGCTTGCGTTTTCCAACTGATAGCAAGCAGTATCAGAAATATTAAGATTATCCTAATCTTAACACCTAATGTTGTGGGTTCTTTGTGGTGCATTAGTATATTGGTTTTAGTTGGGGTGTTATTGGTTTGTAGTGGGTAACAAGTTGGTTTTTGAATAACCTCAAAATCTTATTACCGGACACCTCTTCAATTTTACCATCATGCCAAACACATTTAAATGAAATTGTAAACTCATCATTAGGCAAATTACTTCCATCAGGTTCTATCCTGGTCCAGCCGTTGTTGTTATCAATGTTTTTAATCTCTTTTGGTCTGTAAATCAAATCCGAACCTGATTTCATTGATGAACCTCTTTTAAATCGGTCATGCAATAAGTCAA